GATCGGTAGTGACTCGCTGCACCAGATGCATCGTAGATGTCTCTTGATTCCTTTGCGTAGTCACGGTATGCGTTAACGTCCTGAGACAATGTGAAATTACTCTTGTCTGTGACAACGTTAAAGCTATGTTCGTTATCTGTCTGAGACTTGAAGCTCATAAGATGGTGTCCCCCTATGAAAAAAGAGGGGTCCCTTTGGAGGACCCCTTTGTGTAGCTTAGTGTTTAACCAGCTAAACCAACGATCAAACCACAACCGGTTGGGTTGCGAACTTCTAATGAACATTCTTCTACAATCTGACCAATAGTACTGTCACCAGCCTGACCAACTTCAGTCTCATGAAGAGCACGAAGGGTAGCGATGTTGTACCACTGTGGATCATATACTAGTGCAGAGTAATCTGCAGCGTTAGTAGTAGCGCCAGAGCCAGTGTTATGAGCCAAGCCCATTACATAGTTAGGAACGATCTTGATAGTACCGAAGTCACTATCATAAAGTTCAACTGATTGACGAAGCTTACCGCTGTCATCAATGTTACGAGACACGTTAGAACCAGCTGCCTGTGCTTTCGCAGAGAACTTACGCTTGTTCGCAGGTGAAGTCATCATTACAGTAGCTTTGCCACCTTCCTGATAAATAGTCTGCATTGCATCGTCAACGTTGCTCAATTCAAGAGCAAGCAAGTTAGCATCAGAAGTACCACGTACGATAGTACCAGTAGTACCAACACCGGTAGTGCCCGGAGCAGTATAAGCTGCACCAGAAGTTGCACCAGCATTAACGATGTTAACGTTAGTGAATGCCTGATAGCCACCCATAGTACGAGTGCCTGAACCGTTTGAAGAGTTCCAGCTGTGTACCAAGTCATGCTCAACGTCACGGCGTAGCTCAGTGCCACGCTTCTTCAACTGGTATGCGTACTCGTCTGCAACGCCAGCTTGATCAACTGCGCGCTTAGAACCAGATACTTCAACAGTCTTAGAGTTGATCTGAGTGTAGTTACCTAAACGTGTACGTACAGGCTCAGCAGTTTGTGCTGCGTGAGTAGTAGCATAAGAAGAACCTTCAGCAACTTGGTTAGAACCCGGTGCTGCTAGCTCGTCAGTAGTCCATTCGTGAAGGATACCTTTAGACTTAGTCTTGCCGATAGATGAATAAAAAGGAGTCTCGTCACGAGTGATCATGCTAATGAAATTAGCTAAGTCTTCGCGTTCTGATACGCCTACGCCTGATGTGCCAGCTGCCGCTTTAGGGCCAGCTGTTTGGAAGTTACGTCCTGCCATGTTAAATATTCCTTATAAATAAAAGTATTAAAAAGTTAAGGATTAGCTGAACTTGGATAGGTTCTTGAGGAATGATAATTGATCTGCCTCTGAACCTGTGCCTGTAAGAACCTTGTTACGAACTGCAGTATTGGTCTTTGCTTGCTGAGAATTCCGGGTAGGGCCTTTCTTGATAGGTGCTGATTTAGCCTTAGGCGTTGCCTTTCGCTTAACAGCCCCCTTAGTGGCCTTGTGCTTCAGTCTACGATAGTCATCAATAAACTTGATAACATTAGCATCTGCGATGGTTGCTAGGAGTTCCTGAGGAATCCCTTCTTCCATTGCAAACTGCTGGATAGCTGCTGCATCTTCTTGGAATGATGGTACAAGCGTTGCAATATCAGAGTTAAACTTAGTCGAGAGTTCCTGTTGACGGAGATTAAGCTGAGCTTGTTGTTTCTCCTGTACAGCAGTAGCCACACCTTCACGCTTCTTTCGGGCGTTCCAGTAGGCATCTTGAGCAGTCTCACGCTGATCCTTTAGTTCTGAGAGTTCATAGGTATTCCCTTCTTTACGGGCTTCCTTAATCTTCTCATCAAAGTTATGGTACTCAGCTGCCAGAGTGTTCTCTTCTTGTTGGAGTTGTTCTTGCAGTAAGGTAGCCATACCTGTTAGTTCTTGGAGCTTGGAACTTTGTTCAGTCTCAAACTCTTTCCGTTGTTCACTAATCTTGTTTCCCTTTTTAGACAAGCTTTGATCAGTAGCGTAACCTTTGCGGAGCTCTTCAAGAGTTAAGTGTTGCTCAACTCCGTCAATCTTAACTGGAACTTTATAGTCCCAATCAATGTCCTCTTCTGAGAGTAAATCGGTGTCTGGGGTAGATTCATCATCATCCTCCTCACCATCTTCCTCTTCTGAAGTGTCATCTTCTTGATCTAGTGTATCGTCTTCCTCTGTATCGTCTTCAGCGGGTACTTCATCTACAGAATCTTCCGGGTCAAGTTCTACATCGTCTTCTGGTAGATCAATCTCAATACCAAGATGTTTAGCCATAGGCCCCATCGGTACTGGAATGTCATCAAAACTCTGTGATTCTTGACCAGCATTGAAAGCAGCGTCATCTCCGGTGGAGGTAGATGCTGTAATGTTTTCGTTGCTCATAATTTATTATCCCTTATAGTCCTCATTTACTAGTCTTACTCTTTGCCACAGGTGTCTTAGTCGGTACGTTATCCGCATGACCTTTGAGCTTATCCTGTACAAAGGAGAGTGCAGATGACATTGCTTGTAGGGTACCAGCATGTAATCGGCTCTTCTCGTGTCCCCTGCCCATTTCACGGATCAGGGATACTTGTGATCGTTGTAAGTCTAACTCAGCTTTATAGAGTTCTTCTAGTGTATTAGTTGGAATCATTATCTTGTTCCTCATCTTCTAAATGTGATTGATCAATATACTCTTGGTTGAAACCATAAGTTTCTATCTGAATCAATCGTTCTTTTACTGATCCTAAGCCCATAGCCACATGGTAGAGATACTCTCTTTCCTTGGTGCAATGTGCCTCAGTGTTCAGCCACTTCATAAATAGATCTGATAGTATGTCACCATACGCTTCAGTAAAGAATTCATCCCGCTCTTTCTTAGAGAAGGTTGCCTTTGCCAAAGCAGATCGTGCATCCGAGAAAGGTCCCGGACGGTAAGATCCATCAGTCTGAAGTTGTGGTTTGACCTTCTTGTCAATGCCAGCTTTATACTTCTTCATCTCAGTTAGTCTCTTTGTTGATTAAAGGTTGGGGTCTATTATGTAGACTGAGACCCCTTGCAGTCAGATACAGTATCACCCCCTTATACTCCGGCAGGTCCTCCCATAGGTTCAGGATTAGGCTGCTGGGTAGCTGGATCTTGTGCGCCTGATGCCCCGGCAGTAGTAGTCATGACGTTAGTCACAAGTGCTTGTGCTTTAGCGTACAGTGCATCAATGTTAGATTTCGATGGAATAGGCTGCTGTTCCTTACCAGCATCTAAGGCTAACTTCGTCCATTCTTGTTCAGACTTATCTAATGCAACCATAAGTTGCTTAAGGTTATCTTGAATGGCGTTCTGGGCTTGTACGTTTGTATAGTCAATGTTAGCTTGTTGTAAATCTACTGCTAACTTCTGTGTCAACTCTTCGAGCTTTGAGGCTTTCGCCTGAGCTTCCTGATCACGCTTCTGACCTTCTTCTGCTTTAGCCTTAAACTCATCTGTGTTGATATCAATAAGATAATCAAGAGGGTCTAAACCTAATGCATCAAACGCTTGTACTGCAATAGTTGAAGCTGCAGTTGGAGCGACAACAGCACCTGCACCAGCGTCCCGAAGGGCTGGCAGGATTTGTTGACCTATCATTTGTAACTTCTGTAACTTGGTCTGATTACTGGCATCACCAACATCTGCTTCTACAGTCATGTACTCGATTCCGGGTAGATCATCTATGGACACATCGAGATATCGTTGATTGCCTGTGTAGTTTCCTACAGACCCACCACGCATTTCCTTACGCATTGTCTTGTAGATACCTTCAAGGAGTTCCCGTCCACCGGTTTCCATGAATCTACGAGCAATGAACTGGATGCGTAGCTGTGCAGCTGACTGCACTTGTGACACCTTAGCTTCTGAGTTACCAGACACATATAGGGCATCGTTAAGGCCTTGGGCTGCTTTAGACAGTCCAGTGGCTTGTTCTTTATGACCTTGCAAGAACTGTAGCAAGGGTACTGTACCTGTGGAGATCTGCTCCGGTGGTAACGATGCAACTGCACCTTGAGGGTTACCGTTAGATGCAATGATCTGCTTAGGCTTCATGTTCTGCAAAGCAGAGAAGTCTACCACGTTGGGATCTGCAATCTTAGGTGCATAGTTTGTCAGGTATGTATTCTCAACAAAGCCACGTAAGATAGCGGTAGATGCCAGTGTGGATGGCCTTACCATATCAGACATTGATAAACCTTCAAGCTCGAAGGGGATTTCAAATGGTGTGAAGGTTGCTACCTGAATATGATCTGCATCATCCTCATAAAGGATGGTGTCACCTACTCTGACAACGTACTTAAGCTCAGCAATACCATCACCATCTCTGTCAACGTATACCCAACAGCGGAGTACAACAGCAGTCTCTGTGGCTTCTAACTGATTATCATCAGCAGTACCTAAGATTAATGTGGTACCTATTGCCATCTTACGTGAGAGTGCATCTGTGCTGTTAGAGAAGTTTAGGGTCCCTTCAACAGTTGACCAGTCAATAGTATCAGCCTTATCAGGCCATTGCTCTCTGATCTCTGATCTTGTCATCTCTTCTTCAAAGCCTACAAAGGATGCATCGTGTACACCTGTGGCACCTCTGTTGACTCTTAGGGTCTCAGGGGGTACAGCGGATACAATTACTTTGTTGGTTACTTTGGTACGCTTAAGACGGACATCAAGGTAGTTGCCTGTCTGTTCATCTAAATATATATCACCTGTTGTACTAATCTCTGGGTCTGCCAGTAGTACGTCAAGTGCAGTGCTGTCAATAGACTCGTACTCTTCAAAGGATATCTTTTCCTCAGCTACATAAGACCATGTTACTGCTGATAGCTTCCACATCAAGGCTGACTTAAGCCATGTGTTCATCACAGACCAACCTCGGTTCTTTGCGAACAAGCAGTGGTTGATCAGCTCTGATGCTGCTGTGGCCTTATGGTAAGCCAGTGGCGTACGGTCATATGCTTTGAACTTGGCTAGTTTATTATTATCAAACAGTAGCTCAGAGAGTACTGCTGTGTAACCTTCAATAGCTTCAACTGTGTCTGATGACACGATACGTGATACACCCTGAGGTTTCAGGTGACCCTGTGGGATCATAGCGTACTCGTATGTTGACTTCTGACGTTCATCAGATAGCTCTGAGGTATCTAGGAAGCTGGAGCTAGACTGAGCCAGCTTGTAGTCGAGGAGTGTTGTAAGCTCCTCATCGGATACTGGTACTTTGTATCCATCTTCATTATTACTTGACATCTATGATACCTCTTAAGTATGTGCGGTTAAACAACCTACACTCTGTCTATCTATATATTGGAATTAGGGGCAGTTTGCTGTCTTTCTCATTCCCGAGATGTGAAGCATAACCGCCTAAAAGAAAACATCTTACATAGTGGAGGACTATGGGAAACTTTGGCGAAGGCCCCTCGGAAAAGAGAGGGACCCTCAGGCGCTATAACCACTGAGTGTTATCAACCTCAAACGCTTGGTTCCTGAAGGATACACGTTTGGACGATAGTCTGTCTCCGTGAGTACGGAGAACCTCAAGGGCTATAGCTGTTGCTATTACGGTGTCATCATGACAGCCAGAGATAGCATTTGTCTTACCACTGGCATCAGCCACGTAGTTCATACACTCTTGTATGATAACGGGGGATGCAAGAGAAATATCATCATTCTCTATTGCATTCTTAAGATGCCCTATGATCATGGGCTTAGTAGCTTGAGTAGTCCTCCACCCCAGACGCGTACCCTCCTCATTGGATACATTAGCTACTTTTGTTTGATGGTATAAGTTCACGTAATCCATTTGTTTCAATCGGTTTAGTGTTGCTATACCTAAGGAATTAGATTCAACTGCAAGAAGAGAGTTGTTATAGTATCGTCCTAAATAGAACAAGAGGTCACCATACTGAGTAGGGTCTAACTTGTTATTACGATACACAGCACAGACTTCTCTGTCTGCATTCAAGACTACTGCTGCTGAGTAATCTTGTCCAACGCCTAAGGCACAGTCAGCTCCGATGATGAAGTTACTGTCGTACTTAGGATACTTATAGATCTCCAAGAAACCTTCTCGGTGATCCTCAAACATACATGATTCTAAACTGAAGTGTTGTCTTTTCATGCAGGGTAACGCAACCATGTCATCTAGTTTGCCTGTGTCAAACACATTAGAACCTGAGACTATGAATGCTTCATTTGCTGTTGATGGGTATTCCTGACGGAACTTATCCATACCCCCTTCGGCTATCTTTAGTCTCCTCCAGTAGAGTTGTTCTAAGTCTAAGCCGTGGGTCTTTTGTAAACCTTCCTCTTCCTCTGTGACTGTGTCAGCAAAGGTCTCTGGTTCTAGTACAAACCTTCGGTACTCTGGCATAAGAAACCAAGGTACAAAGATAGGGATGTATTCGTTTTCACCTGCTACTGCACCTTTCCATAGCCTGTGGAACTCATTACCAACACCGTTGGCAGTTGATTCTAAGATTACTTCGGTTCCGTCTGCTTGGGATATACCTTGGAATAAGCCTGCGAGAATCTTTGCGTCATGAGTCCAGAAAGCAACTTCAGATAGATGAGCAATAGTCGGGGTGGTCCCCCTGCCTGCCTCGGGGGATCCTGCGGTGTAGAGCCGGTATCCTGAGTCATTGTGTTCAAATCCTATCTCTTTGGAGTTAGACTTCTTCAGCACTGGCTTGAACTCGGGCTTCATATTCTGAATGATGTTTCGTGACATGGCAAACAGTGCATCAGATGTTGCAGAGTCATGAGCCATTACTACGGATTTGTTGTATGGGGTAAGGTACGATTTCCAGTATACTCTGCCACAGGCATAGGTCGAAAGACCCATCTGCCTTGCTTTCAGTATAATAGCTCTTACCTTACCGGTCTCCCTAAGTTGCTTCTCAATGGCATCATCAACGATCTGTTGGGCCTTGTTGAACTCCAAAGGTATGAAACCTCTGGATGCATCTTTTGGTAATATTCTTACCTGCTCTTTAGCGAACTCTTGGAAGGACCCCTCGTATCTTGTGAGGTCTTTACGCTTCCGTGATTCTACTGCTAAGGCTAGTTTCTGTCTGTTAGTTAATGACAAAGTGAGTAGTCCTCCAAGACTGGGGTTATATGCCGCCACACATGGGTTAAGGGGCAATACAAATATAAAAGGTAACCAGTACCTCAGTAGTAGTAAGGTAGTACTAGAGTATCCTTAGGGTACTACCTAAGAACCTATAGTATCCTTAAGAACTACGATAGGTTTATATGTAGAGGTATACATCACCATCATCTTATAGGAGTCTTAAGAACCTTAGAGTATCCCTAAGTACCCCTAAGAACTCCCTAAGTACCCTGAGGGGGTATCCTGTCCTAGCTATATCTGTGGTATAAGATATAGAGTATAGTGATGTAGTTATTCAGAGACCCCCTCGTATCTCTTAAGGGGTACTCCCTACCGTGTAAGGTATCTGAGAGATCTACATAAGATCTCCTTGGGGTACTCCTCTGACTACATCACTCAGTGTATACTGTAAGACTCCTTTGGTAGATATATAGTGTTCCTATAAGGTACTTAAAAGATTCCTAGGATCTCAAGGGATTCTTATAGTGTTCCTATAAGGTACTTAAAAGATTCTTAGGGATCTGAGGGGGTCCCTCGGGAGTATACAAGTAATCCCCTAGTACCAATGGTACCCTAAACTATTAAAGGACCCCCCTAAACTCCCTGAGGTCTCTCACCAGTAGTCCCAAGGGCTTACCCATCCCTAAGATCCCTAAGGACACTACTACTCAGGGGTACTGAGGGATACATGTGGATAACTATGTGGATAACATGTGGATACACCTAGAACTACACATGGGCTATGTATCCTGTTGTAGTCCCAAGGGGTACCGGGGGATAACCTCAAGTACTCCTCAAGTACTCCTCAAGTACTCCTTGGGGACTACCTGTTATATGTGATACTACATCACTAGTCCTTATGTAGTCCCTGAGGAAATGCTGACGATGAATACCACACAGTGTCTGACCACATGTACTACATCAATGTAAACATCGATGTGGTCTAATGGCATCCTCAAGCAGTACCTTTCGGTACTACTTGGTGACTATCTTTATGTGATCCTCAAGCAGTACCTTTCGGTACTACTTGGTGACTATCTTTATGTGATCCTCAAGCAGTACC